TCGATGGCCCTTTCTGCTTAAAAAGTGCGATATTGAAAACCCGGGAATAGCGCAAAGTTCATCGATCGACTTTCCGACTGTTTTCCTTGTCATGTCACAAAGAGCGGCAATTGTAAGCTGCGAAGGGAATGAATGCCCTGACTTGTCAGAGAAAGCGCAAATGACCGGGAACACGCTTTTTGCTGGAAGCGATAGACCGGCCCATATTTTATCTTTAATTATGCTTTTGGGGAATCGGTAATAATTGACGCGGTTGATTTCAGAAGGATAGAGGTACACTGCTTTTCTCCGATAAAGCTCCGAATAAGGTTTGCGCAAGGGCTCGTCGGAGAAACAAGCCCTTGTCGAGTTGCAATCTCTATGCGCAAATTTTTGAACATGTTAGTAATATAGCACATTTTCGGTCAAAAGTCAACTCATTTTTCACTGTTTTCATATTCCTTACCCAACACACCCGCCATCCCTCCATCCATGTTAGGTAGCGCCCACTGCTCCCCACCAAGCGCGCTGCGGGGCGTCGCCAAGCCACGATCGCCCTCGACCCTATATAACTACTACCCCCTGTCTCCTTGAAGCTCTTGGCGCGTCCTGGAAGAGGCAATAAAAAAGGCCAGGATTACTCCCAGCCCAACGCCCTCGTATCATGGGATATGCGCGCTACTCGCCATCTTCTACATAATCATCCCCAGTCGCTTCCTCGCCCTGCATGTAATCACCATTCATAACGGTGACAACTTGGTAATCCTTACACTCGTCTTGATCGATCTTTTTCAGCACCAACCGTAATGCCAAAACCACGTTTTCTGCCGCAACTTTTGAAACTACCGTAATGCGCTTGAAACTCCACTTTTTACGACACGTTCCAACGATTGTAAAAATCTTGCCGCTCATACTCTTCCTTTCGATTATTGTTAAAATCCTCGATCCCTTATTATGCACCAGCAATCCGCAGCCAAGTCGTCATTGGTAAGATATGCGTAGGGAATGGTAAAATACCCTGCGTCACCCCATCCTGTTCCCCACGAATTCCTGCACTCAAACCGCTTTGTCGCGTCATTATACCCAATCACGGCCACCGCATGCCCGCCCAGAAGCGTCTCCTCAACGCCAGGCATCGGAACTATGCCGGTACGTGCAACCTCCTGGCTCTCGAACGAATCGTATATCGATATCCCTATGATCAATGCGTACCCGCTTGCAATTGCGGTTTTCATCGCGGTTAATCCGGTAACTCGTCTATATTCCGTAATCAAATTGCGTTTTGCCTGACTGTACGTTTCTTTTGACGGTCGAAGTGCAAACTGCGCTATATCATACCTCCATATTTGCTCTGCGCATACCCCGTATTTCACTGCTCCCTTAACAACGTCGCGAATAGTCGCTCCGCTGTCCTCCTGTGTCGTTCCTTCAAGCAGACGAGCATTATAATAGCAGAACAACCTGGATAAATCAATTTGCGGTTTCCCATCCATGCGCTCAAGTAGCTCTAAACAGCCCACCAATGCGTTACCAGTGCAACTGCCTAATTGCCCCTGGTCCTCGATCGGTGAACAATAGCGTCGTAAACTGGTCTTTTGGGGAAGTAGTTTTGCTGTGACAGACTCATATTTTAAGTCCCTAACATCCGGCAAGTCCGGACGCCAGCCGTATTTGTGCATCGACATAATCTAAACCTTTCTTTAATGTGTAAAAATGCGTCGGGGCTTCCAGCCCCCCTCGGCAGAAAACCCCGATTTACTATATTGCTACCCTTCCAATATCGGTAATTTTTTCTCAATCTTAGGTTTCGGTTCCTCAATTGGAAACGCTTCTCTTATTGTACGCTTTAACTCTCTTGTCGCCGCATCAATCATTGCGTCTATCATGCCCGTTGCCAATACCTGCTCCTCGTATACATAAAAAAACGTACCATATCGTTTATCGTTAACCACGCATTCCATATCCACGCGGTAATCCATGCGACCAAACCCGTATGACTGGTATGGTTCAAGTCTTATTTTGACGTACATTAAAATTACTCCTTTTGAAGCGCTTGATTATCATCGTCAAGATTTTCTGCGGAAGCTTCCCACGGCGCATCTGCATAGATCACGTTTCCATCGACCAGCTTTCTGTGGGCGCTCCACTCTTCAACATCCTCGTTTCCAACGAGCTCCATAGCGTTGTCTATTGCCGCTTTTTCGTTTTCAGCAGAAACTTCAATATAAACATGTCCAGAAATGGGTATTGTTACACCGTATCTACTCATGTTTAGCCTCCTCCAATATTTTCTCAAGATCCTCAATCGAAACAAAAATAACATTATTGTCTTGCCATATAGCCATGCGATTTTTGACACCGCTCATCACCACTTCAATTCGTCCCTGGCATCCATAAACAATGATCGGTTTCATGTTGCGCTCTTCGCTCCCCGTAATATTGCTTTCAACTCATCGACCGAAACAAACACGGCGTTGTCGTCCTGCCAAATTACCATGCGTTTGGTTGTCTCATTTATAACAACATCGATACGCCCATTATACCCATCAACATAGATTTGTTTCATGTTGCGCTTTTGACCTCCCGAAGTATCTGCTCCAGCTCCTCGATCGTAGTCGCCATGTACCCGCTTCCGTTATCTATGATTATGATTTTCGAAAACGTATTAAACTCAATCACCATGGACCCAACAACAAAACTTCTTATACTCATGTTACTCCAATAATTGCTTCTCGGTTGATATTTCCGATGCGCTCACCTCGACTTCACAACATCCGCAGGCCAAAGAGTACAACGCAGCGCCCGACAAGCAAAACGTTACCGCGGTCACAATATACTGCTCTTGCTCCCGATCGGTAACGAGATAAACTTTTTGACCAAGTTGGTACTTCCCCACAAAAACATTTGGATTCGTTGGCGCACTTGCATGTATTTTGCACACCGCGCCAAGATACGGGTCAAGCTGCGATTCGTCGTCCGAATTCTCTTTGTTGTGGTTATTGATGTAAACCTTACCCATTAGTACCTCCTAGGTCGATTTCTATTTTATTTGCAAATGCTACTTCTCGTTCAATGTCGAAATATCGATCGTTGTAACCATCGCATTCAGAATATATACAATTGCGGGAAAATTGGGTAAGCATTTCCATGGTAATCCCTCTTATTCTGTTGGCTTGTCTTTGTTGACTTCTATTATTTCAGCCTCCCGACGACTCGGACACGTTCTCACGACCTCGTACCCACGCAGGCCATTACAAAACTTGCATCCATCAGCAATTATAGACCATTCGCATTTTGCAGGCCCGTATAACTTGCACAAAAAAACCTGCTTCCCCATCGCAACCCTCCTCGTTAATATTTGATTATTCGAACAAGCAAAACAAACAAAATAGTGAAAAACATACTCATCATAACCGCGTAGACAATGAATCTATCAAGCATTAACGGCTTTCTTCTTTTGACTCTTCTGCTCTGTTTTGTTTGTACAGATTATTGATATACTCAAGTTGTTTTTGTATGTCGTTCATATTTCCTCCTCGACTACTCATGTACGCAGTGGGTTCCTTCATTTTGATCGTTGTACCAGAACCAAATCTTACCGTCTTCAACCGTGAAACACGCGCTCCACATATACCGTCCTGTCGTAACTTTGGAAATCTTCCCGTGTCTCTTTATCGCTCGTGCTATTAGTTCTCTTTTTATCTTGCGCTCGTTCGTCATAAGTCCTCCCTTGTTTAGGTTGTTCTTATTAATCATAAATATACACACAAAAAGATAAAAAGTCAACCGGAAAGTGAAAATATTGAATGATTTCGTACACGGGGGGTGTACACATCGACTACTGACCCGTGTACATCTCATGATATTCCATAGCTTCATACGCATCAGCCTCGTCGTCGAATGGCTCGTAGCTTATATATACGCGCTCGCCATCCATTACGGTATGCTCTTCGAATTCCCCGCATAACGGCGAATCCTCGTAAGCATCACGGTCAATAATCATGCCGCCCTCATAACTGACTACGCTTGCCTCATTTACCAACCCGCTTTCGATCATGCCATCTAATTCTTGCTCAATGTTCATAAGTCCTCCGATGGTTATTGATTGTTAGTTCAGTCCACCGTATTGGTTAATAGTTTTGCTCGTTATATTCACGTTCCCGCGCCATCCGCACGTGCGATACTGCGAAATAATATCGCTTTTGTTGTAGCCTCTAACCCTGTTTTGTCTTGTCGCATTGGGGCGGACTATTGTTATCGTAACGTTAGATGCGCCGCGCCCTCGATTGTTGGCATAATGTAGATGGATTGTTGCGCTTTTGAGCTCGATTTCTTTTTTAGCGAAGAATTTCATTTTGTCCTCCAGATTTATGTTTGTACGTCTTATATTGTATAATATACAGCAAAAAACGATCGGTGTCAACAAAAAAAATGAAAAAAGGCGAGAATTTTCATCCTCGCCTTAACTGTTGGAATATCAATGCGTTACAAACTATCTATTCGACATGCTCTGCAACATTTCAAACTTTTCATAACTCATGTATCTTGTGTATTGCACGTTTAATTCGTCATCAACACGGGCGCAAGGTAAGCAGGCGTCATAGAGCGGCCCACGGTTCCCATAAATACACGTTGCGCAATAGGCCTTATGTCGATGCACTTCGCAAATATCGCATATCCCTCGGTCCTCCGGTGCGCTTATAGGGCATCCCTCACAATGAACTGTGTTGTCTTCCCCGATTATATCACTAATTACGTCGCGTATCCCAACCATTGCGCCCTCGGCAGTTTTGGAAATCCAGCTTGCACTTGGGAATTCATCGCAAATACCGATATATTCCTTGTCGTAGTCTGACCAAACAACGCGAAAATTGCATCTATTAAACTCCATTGTCAGCCTCATTTCTTCTTGTTAGATCGACCGCGCAATACTTCCAACGGGATCTTGGGCGTCACAGTAACCGGGGGATTATAGCTCTTCAGCACTTCCTGCCAATCCGCTTCACCCGAGCGAAATGCCTTTGCGCCCGCTTTCCCCAATAGTTGCGCTTGTTCATCCGCGGGCAATTGCTTTAAGTATCTCTTTGCGGCGGCAGGGTTGAAGTCATCGACGCTTTTCTCAGGAACCTCCCCAGCGTATACGTCAATAAGAGAACATGCGCAAAACGGGTGATATGGATACGGCGGCAGATGATCTTTCGGGTATATCCCAGGTCCCATTCCGTACAAATCGGCGGTTGCATAGAAATCGCAAACGTCCTTTTTTTCGTGACCGCTGTTTAGCTTACTTCTGCATGCGACCACATCATCATCGGCCGCCATCTCGACAATGCGCGCCTGCCCGTACGCCCTCGAAACCTCCGTGCTGACTATTCTTGTCGTGTTATACTTTTCCTTGAAATAATGCGCATATTTAGCGGCCTTCTCGACCGCCTCCACACTTGCATCTGCGGTAAGATCAACAACTCGTTGATACGAATTCTTTAATGTTGACGTAGACGGCTTAACCAACCGATCAATACGCCTTTGAACCGCTTGTACGCTTGTCTTGTATTTGACAAACCCCGCGCCATCCTCGGACAACGCAAACTCGCCACGTGCCTTGCTTATGAGCGCCCGGATATCCTTGGCTACGTCCGCCTTTTGCAGACCTAATTGGAATACGCTTTGCGCTGCGCTATTCCAAGCCTGCTTGCCCGCCATAGCGTCACGTAGTGCATTTATTAGCGGACCATGATCACGCATTTCCGCAATACGCTGCGAAAACGTTACCCCTTCAGGGTCATAAACATGATTAAGATATGTCCGCCTAAACTCAACCGGGTCCGCAACCTGCTTTACCCCCACACCAAACGCCGCGCCTTTTTGAACCATATTTATAGCAATACGGCCCGTTTTTTCATCAATGCCATATTTTCGATACACGCGGGACACTATCCGCGCTGCTTCTTCCGGGGAAGCATTGCGCACCAATAACGATATTTCCGCTATTGCCGCCCGTGTTATTCGGTCGTATTCGCGGTTGTAACCATCGGTTATTGATGCAAGACTCATTCATACCCCCGCCAATGCGTACAGGTGTCGTCATCGGATACGCATATAGTTTCCAAGTCATCAACGCTTAGTTTGCAAGCGCCAAATTCACCAAGCGGATACCCGCGATAGTAAATACACGCTCTGCATTCATTGTCATTAAATTGCGATTTATCCGGCGAGCCATGCTCGATGAATTGCGCAATAGTGGAATGGTCAATTCTTATCTTTGCTTCACCGCTATTAACCGATTCGGTGAAATCTTCCCATTCCCCCATTGCCGCGCTATCATCGAATATCCTTTTACCCGCTTCATATATCGAACACTCCGCGGGCAACTCTTCTCTACTAATTCTAACGCTTCTTTGTTCTTTTTTCATGTACATCATACCAATAATATAAGCAATATTTCGCGAAATTGTTTAGATATTTTGATTAATTGCCCCGTTATCATTCGTCGATTCACCCTCTTCGTCCTGCGGTCCTTGTGCCGCAGCGTCAGCCTCGGCCATTTTCTTCATATTCTCGACCACCATTTTCTTGGCTTCGGCGTCAGCGTCCAACTCCTCGATAAGCGTATCGCCCGTCTCTTCATCGGTGCCGAATTGCGCAATGGCAATATTTTTCCATTCGCGCAACTTAAGCGGTTCCGGCGGTTGCATGTCGATGATCTTTAGTGATTGATCGATATCGTTTTGCGCCTTGTTCGGACGAAAGCAATCGGGCGTTGTAACATTATACGTGAATTGCGATTTGATATACGCCGCGAATGTTGTCGCTTGCCAATTCTCCAAACTCTGCCATGCTTTGGAGGTAAGCTTTAACACAACCTCCTCGGCCCGAAAATCCCAATCCTTGCTTACCCCGCTTGCCGCTGACTTGACGGCGATCACGCCCTTTTGTTGCGCATATTTGTAAATTTTCTCTTCGAATCTATCGCAATTCCTGACGATGTTCACAAGGTGCGAGGGGTCAGGGGATGCAAAACCCGGAGTGAATTTGCTATCAGACGATACGCTTATAAAGTTTGACGGCCCGAGCGCCTGCACACTTGCCGCGTCAAGCCCGGATAGGTACAGAATCGAGAAGCATTGATAATACTCAAGCTCGGATGCCAACGATTCCTTATTGAACAGCGCAAAACATAGCGTGGCGAGATCTGTCATTCGAGGTTCACTCAATTTCTTCATTGACTTAGTTGCGCAAAAGTCTAACACGGGGTATACGGGAATAAATCCAAGCCCATGCGTACCCTCCTTTATCATTACCTCGACCTCCTCGCCGCTTTTGGTTGATTGCAACGAATAGGTCATCCACCCTTGCGCGTCCCAGCGCTTGTAAGTCTGCACTTCCTTTGGCTTCTTACCGTCCTGAATAACCTCCACAACCTCATCAACAAAATCAATCGATTCAAGCGCACCGAATCTATTCGTTTTGAACGCTTTGGCTTCTTGCGCTGTTTTCATCTGAACGTAAGGGAATTTCCTTGCCGCCATCGCCTCCTCACTTGTCGCGTAACCGGCCAAATCTTCGCTTGAGAAATTGTCCATCACGCAAAAGGAAATATCCTTCAAGTTTGCATCCTTAATTATTTCCTTATTCATAGCGGTTAATGTCGTTCCGCAATTATCGCAATTTTCCACAAATTGGCCGTAGAAATTGTTGTCGAATTCTCGCTTGACTTCTTCGGCGAACACCGGGTCAATCATGCAATCGGTCACCGGCTTAAAAATGTTGATATACGATGCAATGCGCCGCCGCGTATTGTACGAAGTTTCCCTTGGGTGCGGCACCAGATACGACCGATCACGATACCCAGCCCGCCCGTAGTACGTGTGATCAATAAAATCGTATACTGGTAAACCCATAACGTCTACGAAAGCGGTTTTATCCTCAATTTTGTCATAGATCATCAGAGACGGATCAGCTTTAGCTATCGGTCCCTGTGATTGTCTCTTGCTTGAAACTTTATTCATTACTTTGTCCTATCGTTAAAATTTAATTTGTCCCATTATGGTCTTATTGATCGACAAAACGGTATAGACGGCATAGCGGCGCGAATCCATCAAATGGTCAGCTCCGTTTTTCATGGGTACATCGATATATCGATCGTTTTTATCTTTTTGATACATGTAATTGCGCTGCTCCTTTATGCCGTTCAAAGAATCCTTGGTCCAGTATTGCTTGTATTCATTGACTTTCTTGATCCCCACTATAACGCTATCCGGACCCTTCTTTGCGGGTTTAATGTTCCACCCCATGCGAAACAACTCCTCAATGGACTTCGTGTCCTCGGAATCCGCTATGATTAAATCGTGATGTTTTACAAGTCCGCATCGCTCCATCTCCGAAGACAAATCCGCGTTTGTCATGCCAGAACGATAGATCAATTCACTTGAAAATAGTTTGTTGATGAAAATTTTATTCCAAGTTAATGCGCACGGATCATTAAAACCAAAATCCAGTCCGAATACCTCTACGCCTCCATCTAACGGCATATCGTCACACGTTTCAAACGACGGGTGAATCAAGCCCTCGATGTTCCCGACAAGCCCTAACCCGTATACTCTCCACCACGAAGGATCTGTTTCGCGCTTTGCCTCGATCTTTTCCACCGTTTTACGCGGTAATACATGTTTAGCGTCCAGGTATGTGCTATGTATCCACACGACGCCCGGATTATCCTTTAGGTCATGCACCCAAAATTGATGTGTAGGGTTGAAATCGTATATCTCAAATTTCCTTGTGCGGATGGACAACTGGTCAACGATAGACTTTTTGACATTGTTGACTTCGTTAATATATAGCCCATCGCGACGCGGACCCGCGGCTTTCCCTGGCTGATCCGCCGAGAAGAATTCAAGCAATACGCCCGGCGCAAACGTGTAAATGCTATTCGACGCATTCCATTTTCGATCATCAAAACATGCGCCCATTATGTCCTTAAAATCTCTCATACATCCCATTTTAAGGTGAGGGAAACTTTCCGACACGATCGACATAAGGAAAGGTTCCGTCCTAACGCTTAAGAAGTCACAAATAACCTGAATCACCGAATAGGTTTTGCTGCTACTGGTCCCACCCTCATTGATGATCAACTTTACGTTGTCATCAATAATCGCTTTATAATTTTTCGCAAAAATCTCAGTGGTACTAAATTCCATTGGCTTTCTCGTGCGCTTCCTCTATGATATTCTTGTGCTCTTCTGCTATGATATGATACACGTTCCCCTCAAACTTATCCCCCTGCGTCGTATGATCAACCCGAGCAACCGCCTTACCGTCCGTTCGATCCATTAGCTCCTTGATTGCGGGGACATTTCCGGCCATCCCTTCCCGTATGAGCGCTGCGATAAGCGCATGGTAAATATCTTTATCGCTGTCGATATGCATCTTGCTGGTATGCATCTTGCCGTCTTTTGGGAATGAAAACTCAATATCCAAACGCTTCGCAGCCAGCAATTGCCGCGCTATGTCGGAAAAGCATTTATCCTTCTTTGGCCTGCCGTACGGATTCCCCGATTTCCCCTTTTTAAACTTGTTCGGGTTAATACTGCACCATTTCTGTAAAGGTGTAAGTGGCCCCTGTTCCATCATAATATTGATCCCCTCTCCCCTCTGTATTCGAATGACGCCGTTGGACGCATTGCGCCGGTAACACTGTTGCTCATTGATAATTTTGTAGAACCGCTTTTCGCCGTCCTCCCCACTCTTGTAGTCAACCATAACTTACTATTACTCAACGATTTAATCAACTTGCTATGGCTTGTAGTTATCGCTATTCTATTCCCTATGGACTTGTAATAATCGCAAACGCATTTAAGCACTACGGAAGCTATCCCTACGCCTTGAAAGTCAGGAAGTACAACAATTCGATGAATCTTCTTCATGTTTTTTACTTTGGGGTGCGGGAAATGCAACACACTTACAAACGCGCATAGCTTCTCGTTTGCTATTGCACAATAAATAGTAGCCGCGTTGTTATGCTCTGCGCTCATATAGTGATATTTTTTAAAATTGTTCCATAACGAATTATCTTTGATTCGATAGATTCCGATATCAATTTTTGGTCTTTTTTTTTAGCCCAGACTCAAATTCCATACGATCCGTATTAAATACCCAATCCGGCATTAGCCATTCGATTATATCATAATGACAAGACACAGCTACAAACTTCTTATTGTGGTCACGGATATTCTTTTGTATTGCAAGACTTCCTATTTTTGCCACCGTTCGATCAACAACCGAAGTAAATTCATCAAAAACAAACAGTTCAGAATCACCAAGTAAATTGTACGCTAAATCAACACGCATACGTTCCCCATTGCTAAGCACGGAATATGGTTTTATCCAACTATGCGGCGACGAAAAGCCCACGGAATTGAACGCCCCGGTTATCTCATCAAAAGATCGGGCGGGCATAGAATCGATAACAGCGCCGTCGCCTTGCGGCCACAACGCAAACGCTTCTTCACCGAAAACCTGTTCTGCTATTGTACTTTTACCGGTACCGGAAGCGCCAACTATAAGCCCTACGTTCCAATCTAATCCCTCGATATCAATTGAACCGCGGAACCTTTCTTCGATCGTTTCGCTTTTTATGTCAAAACCGTCAATTACGCTTGCAACGCGAAATGTTTTAATAGCTGTAGATCTTTTTATAATTTCAAAATTCGGCATTCATACCCCTCACTCATTAACTTGTTATACGTCTTCTCTTGCTTCTCCTCGTTCCCGCAATCAATTTCAACGACAAATCTTTCCACAACCTTTACGCTATCATCTTCCTCGCCCTGCGGTTCCAAGTCAACGTCGAAATCTTCAAACATCCAATCTATTTCGCAACCATCTTCCTTTGCGGCCGTAATCTCATCCGCGCTCCACTCCAAGTCAACTTGCGCTATACGGTTATCGGCAAAAGCTAATTCACGCGCCGTCTTATCGGTTTGCAAGTCAAGATCGGTGCGCTTTACCGCAATAATACGCTTACCATCCGACTCAACCACTTGGACATCTTCCAACCCTATACTCCCCGCGCATTCTATTGTTTTGTTCCCAGCTATAATACGGTTGTTCTTATCGATAAGTATTGAACGCCCGGCACCGTATTTTTGAAGCGACTTTTCCAACATCCCGCGCCCGCGTGCTGTCCCAATGTTGGCGTTTCTTGCGTCTGGAAGCAATTCCGATACTGTTATTTCGTTTTTCCCCATCTGTTCTCCTCTTGATATTTATAATAAATATAGTTCTAAACAACAAAAAAGGCAAGTGTTTCCACCCGCCTCTGTAAATATACCGACGATGTACCGAATGGTTATTTAGTCGCCAAGTCGATTAGCGCCAGAGTATTGAGCGCCAACTTTGTTACGACATCCTGGTACTTATTCAACAATTCGTCACGGTCGCGTATCATTACGCAGAACTTCTCGACAGATTCCTGCATACCCCTTAGCCGGTCGCAATTGGCGATATCCCCCTTTATAATATAAAGCTCACCGCCACAGAAGGTCATTGTTTCCCCTACTTTCATCCCGTCCGGCATTCCACCGTCAAAATATAATGACCCGGCGATCTTTTGCGCTTTGCTGTCCTGTTTTTGTTTACTTTTGCAAGTTTTATTCCGGTTTATTCGCTTTTCTTCGGTATTTTTTAATCCCTTTTTCATGCTACTTTCCTTCCTTTTTTAAGTTGTGATTTTATTCCATCGTTTACCATCGATATAGTAACCCTGTCGCCTAAACTTAATTTGCTTAATATTTTTGCAAAATTATTGGTAGTACAAACAAGGTCTTTTGCACCAT